CTTGGTCAATCTGACTGCAATCACTGCGGAACGCTAGCCACAATTCGACCCACCATGCCGACTGATCCAGTACGCCGCCTGTCGCTGGTAGGTGATTGTCGGCAAGCTGTGCCAGATTCACTTCGTCAACTATTTCCTGTACGAATCGTCGTGGACATTCTGCAAGCGTCCACACGCTGCTTGGATCGTCACTATCCTCGATTTCGATTCGCTGGCTTGGTGTCGATATTTCGTAGCACGTTTTCCCGCAACCTCGGCAGAGCTCGCCACGCGAAAGCAATGCCGCTATTCTGACTTTTTTCTTTCTATCTCCGAGAGCTTGCCGCCTTCGGTGATCTTCTTTCCAATGTCCATCGCCTCTTGGAAACTAATCTTTTCAAGCAATAGAGCCACTGAAAACGCTTCGCCAATCGACCAACGCACAATCGCTTTCTCAAGGATTTTCTCAACGAGGTTCATCGCCTCTTCTGGGTCGGTGTTCGTTTGCAGATTTTTGACAATCCGAATCAATTCGCGCTGTTGCTGAAAACTGAGCGCTTTGCATGTGATCGGTCCAATCGTCGACTCGATATCGTATTCTTCGCCGGGTCGTAAAAAGCCCATAAACCCTCTTAGGTCGGTGTGAAGGTAAAATACAATTCTTCGTTTTGCGTTGCGCCGTTTTTCGTGCACAAGAACTCAATATCATCCACCACAACGCGATTGCGGTCCGCTTCTTGGATATTGAGAATCTGTGCTTTCGGTGCAGTAATTCCTAGCGTCGAGGTAGAAGGACCGTCGAGCGTAATCTGAATCGCGTACGGCGTGTAGGTGGTCCAGATATTGTGCCGGTTTTGCGTCGCAACCAGAACAGATTCAGGATTTGCTTGTATCGTTGGCCGACGATCGACGATGATGCCGTGAATGAATCCGCTGGCCTGCGTCGGATCTTCAAGCATGATAACCTCGTTGCCTGCGGTAATCGTGATTTGCTCGACCGGCAATGCCACGCTATTAAACGTGCAAGCGGCAGCCGACGTGAACTTTAGTGGATTCGTCGTCGGGTACGTCGGTGCGATGATCGCTGTCGATGTTGGCTCAACGTAAACGCCGGTAAACGTCCACTCGATCGTAATCATCCGGCCCGTCGGCAATGTCATGACCCAAGTGCCTACTGCACCTTTGATCGTCTTGAGCAGGCCATCGACGTACACGCCAAGCGTCAGCGTTTTGACGTTCGTGCCTGGTGCCTCACTTCGTGGTTTCCAGACGTTCGTTGTTTCAGTCCAGCCGCACGCTGGCATGAGTACCGAAAAAATCGTTGGCTCGGTTGCGGTTCCATCCCAAGCAAGATCGGTTCGGAATGTTACCGTGGCCGTTTGGCCTTCGGTGATTGCAGTCAAGTAATTAAATGAGCCGCTACCCTCGCGATCCGTCATTGCGATCGATGGTTGCAGCATGACATCGTAGGCATTAAACACACCTTCTGCGTTCGTCAATGCTTCTGCGGTGCCTGGTGTTGCCTCGACTTTTGCCGCGAGCGTTCTGATTCTCTTTAGTAGTGGCATTGCCAGTTATCTCCTTACCTCAAATGGATCGGTCTCGCTTGCGCGGTAGGTGACTGTGATCGGTATTGTGATTCCCTGAGAATCGCCTTCGTTTGTAAAAAATGGCTCACTGGCTCCCATATCGGCAAACAGTGCAATCTCGCCGAAGTTGTACCAAGTCGAGCTATTTGTAATCGCTTTGCGTATGTTTGCTGCGATACGGTTTTCGCCGATCGCATAAGCGGTTTCGCTGCGATCGCCTTCACGCAAAAACACTTTGATCTGGTATTCGACCTGCCATGCAATCGCTGGCGGATTGCCTTCGTGATCTAACTCTGGCAGTCGATCTTCTGCGCCTTGCACAAGCAAAACGCGATAGTTTTTCGGTGTCCAGTTTCTTGCTAATCGATCAGGTCTAATGACATCGACAATATCGAAATCAAAACTATTAGCGATCTGGATTTCCTCCAGTCGCTCGATGATTTCCTGAGCAATTCGCTCTGGTATTGATAGTAATGGTGATGTCATGTTGATGCCGCTGCTGATCGTCTTCGCACAAAACCAATTCGCTTAATTCGTCTCTGTAGATTCTTCTGTAGCCGCCTGTTTGCGGACTCTCTCAATCTTCGCTCGCCACCTCGCCGACGAAGCAAAAATGCCACGTCAACACCCTCTTGTTTTTTTAGCGGTTTTCTAGCTTTGCCTTGCCTCTCCCAGATCGTGTAGCCTAATTTCTTGATGTTCGGCCCAAATCCGTGAGGGTAAATTTCTCGGCTTCCGCCTTTCATTATCTTGGCTGACGTTACCGACTTTTTCGTTTTTCGTTTTTTGCCTCTTGCGATCGCCGGAGTTTGTTTTGGACTGAAAAACTTAATCGGTATCCTGATGTCTTTGATCAAAAGTTTTCCGCCTGCTACGTCACTTGACAGTGCGTCAGCCTTAGCAAAAAACAACTTAATCCTCGACTCAATTAATGCTTTCGGTGTCTTGCTGCTGTACGGGCTTTTTTTGACGTGTACTAATTCGCGAATCATCTTGCCAGCGTCGAGCCGCAAGCCTTTTACGGTTGCGTTGACCGCAACACGCTTCGCTAGCTTAATTTCTTCTGCTGTTGCTTTTTGCCTCTCAATTAGCCGATTGATTTGATTGGCTTGAATGAAAAGGTTGATCATTGCAACAGAAGCCTTACGATGCCCGTTGAGTCAGCCTGAACGCGAACCACTGCTCGTCGCTCTGCTGTCTCACCGAGCCGAAGAGCTACGCCGATTTCATCGCCGCCAGTCTCGACCTCGGTAGCCGATATGCCGAGCGTTGCATCATTCAGTACACGCACAACAATCGATTGCGACTGCACATCGCCTAATTCCGGAACGACAGACAGTTCGTCGCGAAGCACCATTGCGGTAATCACACGCGAACCACCTGCCGCTGGATAATAGGTGACGGTCTCGCCGAATTGCCGAAGCAGTCCACGCGCGGCCGTCTTTTGAAATTGCGTCGCAAATCGATTTGTCATTGCTGCCTACTAGGTCGTGATGTTGCCCAGAAGAAAACCAGCGTCTTTGTAAAGAACGATTTCATCCACGTCATGACGAACGCGAATGATATCGCTGCGGGTCTGCTCTTCTCGGTAGCTTTCAACCGTTCCGCCGACTGCTGAGCCGTCTGCCGACCAATGGAATGTTCGGCCAATGCAAGGCTCGCGGAAATCTTGTCCAGTGGCGATCTTGCAAACCATTGCATATTCGCTAGACCAAATCTGTTCTGGATCAACCGTCTGGCCTTCCTTCGCGCTGTTCTTGCTGCCGCCAGCAACCAGGATATATGGCAAATCAAATACCTGTGCGAGCATTTGAACTGTGACATCTGATGGCTTCGTCGGATCGCCAGCACCAGCCGACTGAATGCGGTCGATCACCTCATCGCTATTGCGAAGATTGCGAAAAACTTTGTAGTTCATAACGAGCGCATTGGCCCACAAACCACTGTTGTCGTAAATCTTCTGAACAGCATTTTCGACATCGACGATTGGTGTTGATGCCGCAGCGTCATCCCACTCGTTGGTGATGTTGTTGAAGTACGCTGCACCAGTCCAGGTCGTTGTATTGAACACAGCAGCCGCGACTCGCTCTTCGTGAGCGCGAAGCACGGCATTGTAGGCGCGAGCGGTGCTGATTACTTCAGCGTCAAAATACTCGGCATACATCTGAGCCTCACGATCATCGACAGGCTCTTCTGCGCCGTGCTCTTCGCAAGCGTAGGTGCTAGTCGTGAAGGTAAACTTGCCTCGGTTGTACCCGCTACCTGGGGCGCGCTTGGTATCTCGCTGCTGAAGCAATTGCTCAACAGGAATTATACCGAATACACCTGCTTGCGACTGTACATCGGTCACAGGAAAAACTTGCGAGGCAATGAAACCTCGTTGATCCATGGCCAAGTCGAACTCCATCAAGGAATCCGCAAGGTCTGGTCGTAGCGTTGCTAATGAAGTCGAGGGACTTGGCATCGTTCTAATCTCCTTCCCATGTTTGTGAAAAACCTAAACCGTATAAAGAACCAGTGCGCTTCAGTGGCCACATCCACGCACCG